GAACACATAGCCACCATGTATTCTGGAGCAAAGATTCTTATAGAGAGCAACAATATAGGTTCTGCTTTATTGATGGATATGAGAGCTAGAGGTTATGTCAACTTGTGGCGTCATCCTGATACTGGAGGAGATTGGCAAACAAATAGCAAAACAAAGTTTGTAATCTTTGAAGAACTAAAAGAAAGCCTAATGCAGGGCGTAATCACAAAGCTAGATGTAGATACGGTATCACAGCTTAGATCTTTCTTTATAAATGATAGAGGCAACATCGACTATCCATCTAATCTTGACAACCATGGAGACTGTGTGATAGCATTAGCATTGGCTTTGCAATGTATTAAAGGAGTCAGTCTTCCTGATAGATCATTCCTTCCAGACTGGGTTAGGAGCCAAAGACTGGCTAGACTAACGAAAAAATATAGTATGACTTCAGCAAGAAGATATTAAACTTTACATTCTCACTTATATTAGATGGAGTATTAAGCAATGTCATTAACAGACGAACAGAAGATCCGTGTTATCAGAGAAATACTTGCTAGCCATAAAGACTACTGGTCTCAGCAAGAAGGACTGATGCGTAAATATCGTGCAGCTTATTTAACAAAGTTTTATTCTGATGAACCATTTTCTGATACATCTATTCGTGTAGAGACATCTGATGGATATACATTTATTGAAAGCTATATTGCATCTCTTTTTGAAAAGTCTCCAGCTGTTGAAGTTGATTCGATGAAGACATCTAGTGAGAACGTAGAACTGGCGCGTCAGACTGTAAATAACTGGTTATCTCAAAATAGAAAAGCTCTAGAGAATGGTTCTCGTATTGCTCTTATTTATCCAATGTCTTTCTTCAAAGTAGCGCCAAAGGTTTCTGATGATCCACTAAATCGTGTTTCTATTAGAGCTGTAGAACCTTGGAATATTATTTTAGATAGAGATGCTGACTTGTGGGAAGAACAAAGATTTATAGGTCATCACTATTATCTGCCTGTTACTGATGCTCGTAGAATGTATGGAGCTAAGAAGTTTAATCCAGTATCAAAACCATCTTACTTTGAAGATGGAAAAGAGATTGGAAGTTTTAATGCTTTACCAGATGAATACCAGTACATTGAGATTGTAGAATACTATGATCTAGAAATGGACAAACTTTATATCTACACACCTAACATTAAAGTAGGTGGAGGATTCCTAGAAAAAACTTCTATTCCTCTGAGGACTTATGATGATAGACCATTGGTTCCTATTGCACCACTTTACTATTCAAGAGTACCAGACAAACCAATGGATGGATATAGCACTTTATCCAGAGTATATGATCAGTTGTTTGAAAAGAATATTCTAAGAACATTTTGGGCAAATGCTATACGTAGAGATAGCAGACAGTATCTATATAAAGAAGGAACTATAGACGAAGAAGGTCTAGCTAAGATTGCATCTGGCGAAGATGGCGTTATGATTCCAGTAGATAATGAAACATTAGATGGTATTATTAGAACTATTCCTGTAGAACCACTATCTTCAAACTTTGATCGTTATCAAAACTATGTAGAATCTGACATACAAAGAGGAGCTATTATATCTCCAAATGTTAGAGGAGAAGCTGTTAGAGCTACTGCAACAGAGATTACTGCACTTGCTCAATACACTGCATCAGAGATAGGCAGAATGGCAAGAGAACGAGATGAGGCAATAGAATCTCTTGCTAATATTTTTGTTAGAATGTTAGTCTATACTTTAGAAGAGGATGAAAAGCCTGTAATCATGGTTGGAAAAAAAGCACGTTTTGTAACACCTTCAGCTCTTGATCACCAGTTTAGATTCTTTGCATTAGACCAGGCAAGCACACCACTTTCTAAAGAACTAAAAAAGAGACAGCTATTAGAACTACTTCCTGTTCTTGGTCAGCTTGGCGTACCACAAGAGAAACTTCTAGAAGATGTTGTTAGAGCATTTGAACTAAATGAATCTTATATTGCTAAAGCAGAGGCCCCTAGTACTGGATCAGCCTCAAGAGCAGCTTCTGCAGAAGTAGTTCCACCAGAGCCAACTACAGATGCTCAAGCCTTAGCTCAAGAGCTATTAGGTTCTGTAAGATCTACACCTTTACCAATGCCATAACTTTACATTCTCCACTATATATAGAGAGCTAACATGAAAGGTCCAAAAATAACAATAGTGATAGGCAGCAGTCCTTTAGAGGAACTTCAGTCTATTGTTGGTGAAGAAGAGAAGGAAGAAGTAACTGAAGAAGTACCAGCCACTAGAGCTGCTATGTATAAGTCTAAGTACTGCCCAACCATCGAAGAGGAAGAATAGTATGCCGCTGTACGATTTTTGGTGCCCAGTATGTGGTGGTTGCGAAGAACTGATTTTAAAAGTTTCCGAAAGAGATTCAGAAGTTATTTGTAAAAAGTGTCATATAATGATGTCTCGTCAGGTATCTCTACCAGCTAAAACAGCTACATTATGGAATGGATCTTGGAATGCTGGATTATCTGGACAAGGTATGTATAGTCAAGCTCTTGGAAGAAAAGTACATTCCCGTAGAGAAGAAGCTAATATCATGGCTAAGAGAGGCTTTGTTTCAGAATCTGACATAGGATCTAATGTAATAGAAAGGATAGAATCCAAATCAGCAGAAGAAGCTGCAAAGATAGATGCACTTACTGAGACTTATCAATCTAATCTTAAAAAGTTTGGCGGAGATAAAATCAAAGCCGTTACAGAAACACTACCAGCCAAGCAAATGCTTGCTGAATAAGGAGAATATATTATGGACGAAATGATGACAAAAGACTTAGAGATGATGAAGGGCATGATGGAAGAAAGCGGTGATGCTCTTATGCAGGAAGAAGATGCTCTTTTTATGGAGATGGCTCCAAAGGGGGTCTTCTCAAAGGGAGCTTTAAATAGTTTGGTTAAAGCTCATAATAAGCTAACACCAGCCTTTGGCTTAGAGCCTTATCCTACTTTTACCGAAGATGCTACTTCTTTTCCAACTAAGTTTGTCAGAGAAATAATGATGATAGCTAAGGCTGTTGAAGATGCAATAGGGGAAGATGTATTAGATCCTTCTATGGCTATCTCTATTGAAGGAATAAAAAGTGATAGAGATCTAGCAGCATTGACAGCTAGACTAGATTTGGTTTCACGTCAAAAAGACTTTAAAAAGTTTTTGGAATCACCTCCACCAGTGGAGGCTCCAGTTAAAGAAGAAGTTATGGAAGAAGTTAAAGAAGGTCCTATGGGCGAAGAAGAAATGGATTCTCTCTTCGAAGGTAGGATGTAGTAAAGGAGAAGCACATGTTAGATAATGAGACCGGCAATACAGCCGACACCTCGCCTGAAGTAGTTGACGTTCCCGCAGAAGCAGTAGATGCTTTTGACTTAGATGCTCTAATAAATACGCATTTTGATAATGATCCTGTGATGGCAGAACCATCTATGGAACACAAAATCGGTATTCCTTATGATCAAGTTTTAAAACATATTCCTGAGAATGGAAGAAAAGTAATACAAAACTTAAGAGCAAGTTACACAAAGAAGACACAAGAACTTGCAGCTGAAAGAGCAGAGCTAGAATCTCTTCGTCAGAAGTTAACATCTCAGCAGGCTTTAATGTCAGATTCTCCATTTGCTAAAAAGGTCAGAGAACTAGCAGATGATAAAACCGATCACGACATTTGGGATGAAAATGGTAGAAAATCTCAAATAAAAAAAGAAGCAGCTCAAATGATGCAGGAGCTACTAAAACCACTTCAAGATGAAGTTGTTAAAGAACGCAGAGCATTGGAACTTGAAAGATTTAAATCCAATCATCCAGACCTTCCAGAACTTCGTGTTGACATTGCAAAGCTCTTAATGGATCGTAAAGAGCTAAAGCTAGAAGATGCTTATTACATTGTCAAAGCAAAAAGAGAAAGTGTAAGGTCCGAAGAAGAGAAAGCTGTCGCCTCCGAGAAAAGAGCAACCAGTAGAGATGCTCTTTATAAAACTTCTTCCGGCAAGCGTGTGGAAACATCAGGACTTACGCCACCAAAGTTTAAAGATGCCTGGTCTGCGTTTCAATGGCATAAACAGTTTGGTAAAAAATAGGAGGAGAGCATGGAGAAAGCTAAAAAGAAAACAGTAACTAATCGCAAAACAGGCAGGA